GAATGCCGCCACCTTGCGCTGGAACCGTTGCGTCCGTGTTCGAGTTGGCTATATCCGTGCCGTTCTTGCGCAGCCAAAAGCTCGCAATGTGCGATGAGCTGTTGGTGTTCTTCAGCAGCAGGTTGAAGTCGAACTTGTAGATGCCAGCCTTGGTCACCGTGATGCGGGTATTGGACGCAACCGAGATTCCGCTCGAGTAGTCCGTTGTTCCCCAGATCACGCCGGTCGCTGTGTTCGCTACCGCGGTCTGATCGGTGATATCCGAGAAAGCACCGTAGTCGTTCTCCGTGATGCGAGCGATCGGGACGCTGCCAACCGTCAACGCGCCATCCTTGCGCACCGACCACTTTGACACACCGCCGACCTGCAAGTCATCGAGCAGGCTGCCAGCAGCAGAGGCCGTGTCCGTGACGTTGAACACGCGAGCCTTGAACGTCGTCAGGGCGTTGTTCCATGTGGCCGCTAGTGCGCCAATGGACTTGCCGACAATCGCCGCAGCGGTCGCCTTCTTCGTCTCCGTGCTGCTAGTGTCGACGATCGGCAAAACGTCAGCAGCAGGATCGATTAAATCCTGCGCAATGGACGTCAGCGCCGATATTTTCTTCGTTGACATTACATGACCCCGCGAGCGCGCCGAGCAGCCTCATCCTTGCGCTTGGCAATCTTTCGCATGGCATCCATTTCGCCCTGCTCCATGCCTTGCTCTACGCCCTGCTTCATGCCCTTTGCATAACCCTGCTTCTTGGCGTCCTTGCCACCAGCTGCACGGATTGCAGATGTTTTCGGTAACCCAGACATCAACCACCTCCAAGCAAACGAGTAACACCTACCGAGCCGGTCTGCTGACTGGCTGGCGTAGACATCAGGGTAGATCCTCGGCCGCGGCGACGGGCCATGCGACGCTGTTCGATGCGTGAGAGCTGCGCCTCATCCACCGTTGGAGGCGGGGGCGTCGGCTCAACCTTCGGCATCTTGGGTTTAAAAAGACTTGACATATCGCACTCCCTTTGGGTTGCGACAACAGTCTACCCCAGCACTCGGTAGTCTGCTACAGCGGATTGATGCCCCATGCGACGGGATGATTCTGTGCCACGGAATGGCTTCCTGCCCTTGGCGAGATAGCGGAATGCGTCAGCAAAGTGCGACGTCCAGTCGTGTACCGGCTTGTCGCGGAACCGCTGCAACTGGTCGCTGTACTCGCGTCGGTATTGCTTCAGCGCGTCAATCGCTCGAGTCATGCGAGCCTTGGCTTCATCCTTCGTCTCGCCCGGGAACGGATCAGGGTCGAGGTTGAACTCGCAGGCAGGCAGCATCATGCGCACCGCTTGGATGCCATCGTCCACCGCGTCACGCTCGAGCACACGCGGCTTGAGGCCATAGCCCGCGGCTACCTGCACTCGAGATACACCGCTGCCCCATTCCTGCACAGCGCCGTCGTGAGGCCATATGTGGTCGCCGTAGACGTAATCGAGCGCGAGCAACTTCTTGGCGTACCAGTCGAGTCCGACACCGCTGCCCTCGAGTACGTTGATGATGCGCACCTTGTGGCCGATCATTTGGTAGAACCAAATCACCGTAGAGTCGCCGACACCGATGTCCCACGCCGTGCCGACCGGCTGGCCGATAACGTGCGGAAACTCGGCAATGCGGCCATTGAGTTCTGCGTTGCGGATCAGTTCGTTGTAGTACGCGCCCGGGATGTCTGCGTCGAAGTCGCAGTAGTATTCCTGCCGGATGATCGCTTCGGCTTCCTTGTCGCCACGCTCCATGCGCAGCTCTTTGCGCTCGCGCTTGATGGTGTCGATCGGGATCGCTTTCGTATCCTCGACAGTCAGCACCTGCCCGAACCAATCTGGATCTTGCCGCGCAAAGTCGACAAGCCGAGCGAAGTGATTCCGACCTCGAGGTGTGCTGATGAAGATCGCCCAGCCGCCGTTCTCGGCAAGGATCGGTCGCAGGAACGCCCACGCATTTGGGTCTGCCATTGCGTACTCGGAGAACACGACGCCCACCGGAGGCGAACCGACGAGGCTGTTGTAGTTGTCGCTGCCGACCACCTGCCATGTCGAGCCGTTCTTAAACCGGATGAACATATCCTGCTCACGGGTCGTCTCGCGCATCTCTGGCGGGAATGCGTCGTCGATGCGACGCCTGCCGGTGTGCGGGTTCACAGCGTCCCAGATCGCCTTACGCGATTGATTGGCCTGCGGGAGCATATGCCACACAGATCCGACCCGGCGCATCATGGATACCGCCGCCCAATGTAGGCTGATGTCGTCCTTACCGCTGCGGCGATGCCACGCCAAAGCGAGGCGCTTGGTGCCGCTTTCGAGCGCGCGCCATGCTGGTACTTGGTAGTGCCGGGGCTCCCAGTCGTTAGCTGGAAGAACTATCTTCGACATCCGTAAACCGTTTGACGACAACCGTCAGGCCGACTTCGCCCTTGTGCTCGAGGTCTAGCTTGTCGCCGTATCGCTTTGGCAAGAACTTGGACGCAAACCACTTGCGCACATCCAGCTCGACACGAGCCTGCTGGGCATCGATAACGCCAGCCCGCATATCCTCGATGACTTGCTCGGCTTTCTCGACCTGATCGGCTGCGAGAGCCTCTAATGCGCGCGCGTAGTTGTCACCAGCGCTTACACGCAAAGCCGCTGCTCTGAACGTCGCCCGATTGATTCCGGCCTCTTTGCAAGCTGCATTCTCGGACATTCCGCCCTCGACTAACTCGAGGACTTTGCGCACTTGTTCTGCGCGGTCAGTCATTACTTTTCCGTCAGGCGCTTCACGACAGAGCTGCGCTTGGCCTTCTTGGCTGCCGATCGTGCGGTTGATAGTGCGATTGCCACGGCCTGCTTCTGCGGTCGGCCAGCTTTGACCTCTTTCGAGATGTTCGAGCTGATCGTGGCTTGGCTATATCCTTGCTTCAGAGGCATGGTCTTACTTCCCCTTGTTGCGTTCGCTTATCGCTTTGGCTTTCGCTTTCGCGTCGGCTTTGCTGCTGGCTCCCCATGCTCGGAGGGCGAGGGCAAGGCGTGTTGGCTTACCGTCTTTCTCCATCGGGCCCGGAGCGCTGCCCATGCGCGCGAGAAAGCTTGCTCGACGCGGATTGTCGCCGCTGCGAACCGGAGCCTTAAGTGTTCCACCAGTCTCTCGAGCATAACTAGCCCTTCCTTTCTCGTTGAGGCCGCCCTTTGGGTTCTGGCCCTCTTTGCGCTGCCATGCCGCGGTCTTCATGGAACTAACTGTACGTCGGGTGACGGACGACTGCGGTCTTCGTAGAACGGAATGCGGTCACGGACTGCGCCACCGAGCGCGGGTCTAGCCACCGCTTGCGCGCCTGCCAGTCGGGTTGCACGGGCAGCGATCGGGCGGAATGCAGCAGCACCCACCCGAATCTCGCCAGCGACACCACGCCGAACTGGCGGCAGATCGGTGTCACCGTTATCGCCGAGACGGCTTGCCAGCACTTCCGAATCCTTTCATCAGGAAATCGCGGGCCTCGGCAGCAGACTTGAACTTGAGCTTCAACTCGAGTTCGCCAGCCTCCTCGCCGCCTTCCTCTTCGTTTTCGTAGCCTTCCTCGTCCATCATCTCGAGGTGCTTGGCGAGCATTTCTGCGCCTTTGCCTTTCATTTCTTCAACGCCGTTTTCGCAGATTCACGAAACGCCTTCGCAGTCGGCGCACCCTTGGCCCCAACCTTACGCATCTTCTCGCCGCTTCCGGCCTTGATGCGCTCGCGCTTGGCATGAATGTTTGCGTAGAGTCCGGGCTTCATACCAGAATTCTATGCCGCTGGCGGCAGATCGTCTACCGGCTTTTGCTTGACCTTGGCACCGCGGGCGAATTGGATAATCTTGGCTGACTCTTTCGGCGGCGGTTCGGGATTGCATTCGCAGCACCTGATCCAGTCGCCCATGCCGTCAGCGATCCAGCCTGCCGCGTTACAGTTCGGGCAGGGCGCTAACCTGATTCCATCCGTCACGAATCCAGTCTCCGTTCGTACTCGTTCAACACCCGGCGCGCCCAGATCGAGGGGCCATCGTCGTTCCATTTGCTGATCCTGCGCAGCACCCGTTCATACTGCTTCATGGT